GAGATATATTTGATGTGTTAGGATTGACTTCTTTTCCATATCACAATCTTTTTGATAAAGAATATTTAACACTTGTTGATACAGATTTAAAACTATTATTACAGACTTTTGAACAAGGTGTAATAGATAGATTGGCGCCAATAGGAAATAGACAGGCACAAAGAATGATGGATCAAAATAGATTTAGTAATAATATTAAGTTGTTTGAAGAATTATGTCATATGGTAAATACACAAACACCAAATAATTTAAAAGTCAAAGAACTCCAGCATTGACTTTAAAACAAGATTATGATATATTACAAAATGCGGGTATCGTATAAAAGCATTACGGTGGGTTACCAACTCACAGACGTAGGAGCGTTACCTACTACCCGCTCCAAAAATTGAAGGGAAAATATATGATGTTACCAAAAGTAAATTTTAAAGTAAGAGAAGGCGATATAGACGAGGCAGGTGGTTGTACATTTGACAATGGTAAGTGGACAACTAAAACAACAGATGATTATTTCAAAGGTAAAAAAGTAATAGTATTCAGTTTACCAGGAGCGTTTACACCTACATGTACGTCACAACAATTACCAGGTTTTGAGGCAAATTGGCCTAATTTCCAAGAACATTTTATAGATGAGATATACTGTATATCAGTAAATGATTCTTTTGTTATGAATGCTTGGGCAAATAATGAAGAAATAAAAAATATTAAAGTAATACCTGATGGTTCTGGTGAGTTTACTAGACAAATGGGTATGCTAGTCAAAAAAGACGATAAGGGTTTTGGTTTACGAAGCTGGCGATATGCTATGATAGTTAATGATGGTATCATAGAAAAAATATTTGAAGAGCCAGGTAAATCAGATGATTGTACTACAGATCCATACGGTGAATCTTCGCCAGAGAATGTATTACAATGGTTAGAAACAGGAAGAAACAACTAGCATTGACAATAGGACAAAGCTGTGTTATATTATAATATGTTAAATTATGAAGGAGTGATATATGAATCTATCAAGTGATACGATTGCTTTACTAAAAAACTTTTCCGACATTAATCAGAATATTCTGCTTAAACCAGGAAACAAAGTACAAACAATCTCAACAATGAAAAACATTTTGGCTGAGGCTGAAATATCAGAAAAGTTTGATAGCGAGTTTGCTATCTATGATCTACCAGAGTTTTTAAGATCAGTAGAACTATTTGAAAAACCAGAACTAAAATTTAATGGTGGTTCAAATGTACAAATCGCTGACACAAACTCTAAACAATCAGTTAAGTATTTCTTTGCTGACAAGTCAGTTATTGTGGCGCCTACTAAAAACATCACAATGCCTGATAAAGAAGTTACTTTTACTTTGAAAAAAGAAACGTTTGCTAAGTTATTAAAGGGTGTTACAACTCTTAATTTACCAGATGTTGCTGTTGTTGGTGATGGTAAAAACATCAAACTTAAAGCTACAGATAAAAAGAACAAATCGTCTAACGAATATTCTTTGAATGTTGGTGAAACCGATAAGAAGTTTACTGCTTACTTTAAGGCAGAGAACTTTAAAATGATCAGTGATGATTATGATGTAGCTATCTCTAAACAAAAGATAAGTCATTTTGTTAATAGAAACAGATCAATACAGTATTGGATAGCATTAGAACCTGACTCTGAATTTTAAGGGAGGTTTAAATGTCTGACTTTTTATGGGTTGAAAAATACCGTCCTAAAAAAATATCTGATTGTATCTTAACTGTTAGTTTAAAAGAAACATTTACTAACTTTCTAAAACAAAAAGAAATACCTAATCTACTTCTATCTGGCACTGCTGGTACGGGTAAAACTACAGTAGCAAGAGCCTTATGTGAGGAACTTGGTGCTGATTATATCATTATCAATGGTTCAGATGAAGGCCGACAAATAGATACATTAAGACATAAGATTAAAAACTTTGCCTCCACTGTATCTCTTACCGAAGAATCTAATCATAAAGTTGTCATAATTGATGAGGCAGATTACATGAATGCCGATAGTGTTCAGCCTGCTTTAAGAAACTTTATAGAAACATTTTATAATAACTGTAGGTTTATATTTACTTGTAACTATGTAAATAAAATTATACCTGCCTTACATAGTCGTTGTACCGTAATTGACTTTGCTATTAAAAATGGTCAAAAGGTTAAGACGGCTACTGCCTTTATGAAACGATTAGAGGGTGTTTTAAAAGACGAAAAGATAGAATATGAGAAGAAAGTATTAGGTGAACTGATACAGAAATACTATCCAGATTTTAGAAGAACCATAAACGAACTACAAAGATACTCTGTAAGAGGTAAAATAGACAGTGGTATATTGTTTAGTCTATCGGAGGCGAACACCAAAGACTTAATGAAGTCATTAAAAGAGAAGAAGTTTAATGACATGAGAAAGTGGGTGGTACAAAACCTTGACAGAGAGGCTGCCTTTCTATTTAAAACTGTCTATGATGTTCTCTATACACACCTAGATTCTAAATCTATACCTCAAGCAATATTAATTTTAGCTGGATATCAATATAAATCTGCTTTTGTGGCTGACCAGGAGATAAATATGGTCGCTTGCTTAACTGAAATAATGGCAAGTTGTAAATTTAAGTAGAGGATATAATGGCGAGAAGAACATTATTTAAAAGAATAATTGTAAAATTGAGAATGTTTTGGGCTGATGTTAGAGGCCATCATGGTAAAGTTTGGGATTATGAACCAGGAGATTACTATATGGGATCACACAAAGGCCACAATAAACATTTGAAAAAGTAATAATAAGGTATTATATTATGGCATATGAATTGAAAGATTATCTTAATGCAATTAATTTTAGTAAAGAAAAATTATTAGATACAGACGACTTAACATGGGAAAAGAAGTACCCACCATTCGTAATTAACAAGTGTTTATCAATGTTTTATGATTGTATAGCACAAGTTAATGAGATGAATGGTTATCATTTCTTGGACAAGAAAACTCAATTCCATTTTCTACTAAATAGTATAAGGAAAAAGAAGCGATTTGGTGGCAAATGGTTGTCACAAAACAAGTTGAAAAATTTAGAATATGTAAAAGAGTATTATGGTTACAGTAATGAAAAAGCAAAAGAGGCTCTTAACATACTAACAAAAGAACAAGTTGAATTTATAAAAGAAGCCTTATCTAAAGGCGGGAGAAAAAGATGAGTGAGCAAGAAATACAATGGTCGCCAGAGAGTATGTTAGAGGTAACAATCAAACAACCTGACGATTTTTTAAAGGTAAGGGAAACCCTTACAAGAATTGGTGTGGCTAGTCGTAAAGACAAGACCTTATACCAATCATGTCACATATTACACAAACAAGGTAAATATTTTATTACACACTTTAAAGAACTATTTGCTTTAGACGGCAAGAAATCTACCTTGGTTGAGAATGATATTCAAAGAAGAAACACAATAGCAATCTTATTACAAGATTGGAACCTAATTGATATAGTAAACACACAGGCTGCTGAGAATAAAGCACCATTATCTCAAATTAAAGTATTACCTTTTAAAGAAAAGAAAGAGTGGAATTTATCAGCAAAATATAACATTGGTAAAAAAATAGATACTGAAAAACTTATAAAGGAAAATACAGAGGCACAAGCAATAAACGACTCTAACCAAGAACAAGAGATTACTATTACTTGTGGACCTGCTAAAGATGAGTAATGTTAGTACCAAAATTTAAAGAGTTTATTACTGAAACAGATATAGGTCGTAAAGATAAACCTTTTACGATAGCGATTGTAACTGTAGCAGATTCAAAAGACCCTAAAGAAAACACTACTGCTGAATTAATTACAAAAGCATGTAAGAAAAAAGGTATTAAGTGTATAATAGTAAACACTAAATCATCTATCATCACATCAAAAGACGAAGACAAAGGTACATTAACAGTATCAAACATTGATGGTAAAGGCGCTGAACACACATTTGTTGGTAGAGATACCGTTTGTATAGTTAGAGGTGGTGCCTTAGAAGATGAGGCAGGACTTTCATTAATATCATCATTTCAAAACTCACAAGCGTTTATGGTAAATACAAGAGCTTCAATGCTTACTTGTGATAACAAACTTACAACTGCCTTATTGTTTGAAAAGTTTGGTATACCTACACCACGAACGGCATTTATATCTAATGAGAATAATATTAAAACTGGTTTAGACATGATTGGTGGTAAGTTTCCTATAATATTAAAAACACTTACAGGTACACAAGGTGTTGGTGTAATTAAAATAGAAAGTTACGAGGGTTTAGTGGCAACTGTACAAGCCATGTGGAAACTAGAGGCTGAACTTCTAATACAAGAATATATGCCATCTAAATTTGATGTAAGAACTTTTGTGGTAGATAATAAGATATTTGCTAGTACAAAAAGAGTACACAGCTCTTATGACTTTAGATCAAATACACATAGAGGTGCTGAGGCAGAACCTTATATTTTAAATGATGAAGAAAAAGAATTAGTATTAAAAGCGGCTAGACTATCCAGAGCATATATGGTTGGTGTAGATCACATAATACACAATAATAAACCATACTTACTAGAAATTAATGGTAGTCCAGGATCAGGTGCTGATTACGAGGGTTACCAACATAAAGATTATTATTCAGATTCAGAACCATCAGGTAGAATTGATGGAGAAAAAATGATGTCCAATGTAGTAGATTGGTTAACAAATAGAGCTCATTGGGATAGACAATCACTTATAGAATGTGGTTGGTTAGAAACTGTTGAGTTAGATGAAGTAGGTAAAGTAAGAGTTAAGTTTGATACTGGTAACGGTTCAAAAGCATGTGCTTTACACGCTGATAAAATTTTAGATGCTGGTAAAATTGTTAAGTGGAAATATGACGGTAAAACCTATAGTAAACCTAGACACGGTACAAGTGAGGTGTTTAGAGCAAATGCTGATGGTGAAGAACCATCTGAAACAAGACCGACTGTTTTATTGGATGTAACGTTTAATGGTTTTACATATAAAGATGTGGAGGTAGGTTTAGACGCCAGACCTAGATCAGGTTCAGACTTACTTGTAAACAGAGATTTAATGAGATTGATGAATATTAGTGTCAACCCTAATAGAACATTTGTACTAAGTAAAAGACTAAGACCAGTGGAAAAAGAAGGAAAACAAGATAAAGTTGGATTTGAAAAGAAATAACATTGACTTTCCTAACCAATTATGATATAACTATATAATACAAAGGAGAAATATTATGAGTAAAGATGTGAAAATACTAAGACTATCTACAGGCGAAGATATAATCGCTACTGTAGGTGAGAACGACCAAGGCACAAGTCTAACAAAATCATTTGTTATTATACCACAACAACAAGGGCCAGGTAAACCTGTTCAGTTGATGATGGTACTTTATGCCCCTTACGCTAAGTCAGACACAGTGACTATTGATAATAAATTTATTGTTTCAAGCGTAGAACCTAAAAAAGAAATACTAGATACATACCTACAAAATACTTCTAGTATCTTACAACAACCAGGATTAATAACAGAAACATCAATACCAAAAATAGACAGTTAATGAAAAACATTAAGGTAACTTTCTACTATGATAATGATAAAAAATCGGAAACGGTTAAAGTTCCTATACATCACTCGTTGATGGAGGCTTCAAAATACTATTCTAAAGATAATTATATTCCAGGAATAGAAGCTGATTGTGGTGGTAGTTGTGCTTGTTGTACATGCCACGTCATTGTTGATGATAAATGGATTAACAAAGTTGGTAAGATGAAAGAGTCTAGCGCTGAGCAAGAACTTTTAGATTACGAACACAAGGCGACAAAGAATAGTAGGTTGGCTTGTCAGATTGATTTAACTGAAAAGTTAGATGGTTTAATTGTTAGAATACCCTAATATACTATTTACATTGTCGGTTTTAAATTATGAGATTTTATAAATCAGTTATTGAACATAAAGGTAAATTACTTATTCGTGGTATACATGATGGTAAAGATTACAAAGATAAAATTGACTTTGCTCCAACTCTATACGCCTTAACTCAACAAGAAACTGAATACAAAAACTTACAAGGTCAGTTTCTTAAACCTATCACATTTAAAAATATAGACGCTGCTCGTAGATTTCGTAGAGAAGTGGCAACACAAAACTCTCCTGTTTATGGACTTGAAAGGTATCACTATCAATATATTGGTAAAGAACATCCTGAAAATATACAATGGTCAAAAGACCATATAAAAATATTTACACTTGATATAGAAACAAGTTGTGAAAATGGTTTTCCAGATGTAGAAAATCCAATAGAAGAATTA